AGATGCAAGAACAGCAGAAGGTGCAGCTAATTACTATGCAGATGCACTTTATTCTGGTTCAAGTTATATTTACTGGATGGATCATCCTGCTGTAAATACTGGTTATGGTAATGATGTAGCCACACAGGGTACTACATTATATTCTGCATCAGCTGAGGTAATTACTTCAATTTCACTTACTGGTGGTGTAGATGATTATGCATTAACTGCTGGTGAACAAAAAGATGGAATTGATCGTTTCAAAGATACTGAAACAGTCGATCTTAATCTTTTTCTTTGTGGTGTTGCAGATGCAACAAAAGCTGGAAATTCGATGGATATGTGTACTGATCGTAAAGATGCAGTCGCATTCGTTTCACCAGAACTTTCAGATGTAGTTAATGTTACAAATGAAGTAACACAAACATCAAATGTAAAATCTTACTTTGATGCACTTACATCAACATCTTATGCAATGTTTGACAGTGGATGGAAATATACATACGACAAGTATAATGATACTTATCGGTGGGTTCCATTAAACGGAGACATGGCTGGACTTTGTGCAAGAACAGATCTGGTTGCAGATCCGTGGTGGTCGCCAGGTGGGTTTAACCGAGGTCAGATTAGGGGAGTTGTAAAACTTGCCTATAATCCTCAGAAAGCTAACAGGGATATCTTGTATCGTTCAAGAATCAATCCAATTGTTTCTTTCCCAGGCCAAGGAACAATCCTTTATGGAGACAAAACTGCACAATCTAAACCGAGTGCATTTGATAGAATTAATGTACGAAGATTGTTTATCACTCTAGAAAAAGCAATCTCAACTGCATCTAAATTTCAGTTGTTTGAATTCAATGATGAGTTCACAAGAGCTGGTTTCAGAAATATGGTAGAACCTTTCTTGCGAGATGTTCAAGGAAGAAGGGGTGTAACTGATTTCTTAGTTGTATGTGACGAGACTAATAACACAGGTAGTGTTATTGATCGTAACGAGTTCGTTGCTGACATTTATGTCAAACCCGCTCGGTCTATTAACTTCATTTCTCTGAATTTCATCGCCACGAAAACTGGTGTTGCATTCAGTGAAGTGGTAGGAGCGTAAGGAGACACAATGGCAAATATCAACGACTTTAAAGCAACATTAAAAGGTGGTGGTGCAAGAGCGAATCAATTCTCAGTAAATATGCCTTTTCCCGGCTATGCAGCTGTGGGTGGGGAATCGAGAACTATGTCATTTCTTTGTAGAACTACTAATTTGCCAGGTATGACACTTGGTGAAGTAGCTGTACCATTTAGAGGACGATCTCTATATATTGCTGGAGATCGTACATTTGAAACATGGACAACTACAATTTTGAATGATACAGATTTCGCAATCCGAAATGCTTTCGAGCGATGGATGAATGGAATCAATGCTCTTTCAGACAATAGTGGTCTTGAAAACCCGGCCGATTACCAAGTAGATGCATTCGTGGATCAACTTGACCGAGCTGGGACAGTAATCAAATCCTATACATTCAGAGGATTGTGGCCTTTAACGATTGCACAAATCGATTTGGGATATGATACCAATGATGCGGTAGAGGAATTTGAAATTACATACCGCTACCAATTTTTTGAAACCAATACTACGAGCTAAGAATCCGTATAAATATTTAATATTGATTACGGAGTATTATGGCGAATTTATTTGGGTTTCAAATAACACGCACGCCGAAGGAACAGGGAGATCAACCAACTTTTGTTCTCCCTGAACCTGAGTCGGGCGCTACAACTTCAGCTGGTTTTTACAGCGAATTTCTAGATATAGAAGGACAGACTAAGAACGAATATGATCTTATTCGTAAATATCGAAGTACGTCCGAACATCCAGAATGTGATCTAGCGATTGAAGATATAATTAATGAGGCTATTAATACAGAAGAACAGAGGGATACTGTTTCTGTATTGGTGGATAACCTACCTTATTCTTCAAAAATAAAAACAAGAGTAAAATTAGAATTTGAACAAATTGTTAGGCTGTTGGACTTCAACAATACAGCACATGATATATTCAGACGATGGTATATTGATGGTAGACTTCACTACCATAAAATTATAAATGAAGATGATCCAAAAGCGGGAATACAAGAATTACGATATGTTGATGCAGCCAAAATTAAAAAAGTAAGAAAAGTTGATAAATCAGCTACTAAAAAAGGATCACCTTCCTTAGACATAATAGAAGAATACTTTTTATACAATGAAAAGGGAATATCAAGTTCAGCAGCCGGAGCTTTAAAAATAACATCGGATGCAATCTGTTATGTTCCATCGGGATTGCATGACCCAGGCAAGAATTTAGTACTTTCCTACCTTCAGAAAGCTATCAAACCAGTAAATCAACTTAGAATGATTGAGGATGCTGTTGTGATCTATAGGATTGCAAGAGCTCCTGAGCGAAGAATTTTCTATATTGATGTTGGTAATCTACCGAAAGTTAAGGCCGAGCAATATCTCAAAGATGTAATGAATCGGTATCGAAACAAACTGGTGTATAATAATGCAACTGGTGAGATTCGTGATGATCGAAATCAGATGAGTATGTTGGAGGACTTCTGGTTACCTCGTAGAGAGGGTGGAAGAGGAACAGAGATTACTACTCTGCCTGGAGGTCAAAACCTTGGAGAGATTGAGGATATTCTTTATTTTAGGGGTAAACTCTATAAATCTCTTAATATTCCTGCAAGTCGATTGGAGGAACCAAGTCCAGGCTTCAACTTAGGTAAAGGTGCAGAGATTACAAGGGATGAAGTTAAATTTACTAAATTTGTACAGAAACTTAGAAGGAAATTTAATTCTCTCTTTTTAGACCTATTAAAGACTCAATTATTACTCAAGGGAGTCATAACAGACGATGATTGGCCCGCTTTTAGGGATAATATTACATTTACTTATCTTAAAGATGGTCATTATGCGGAACAACGTGACATGGATATGTTACGTGACCGTTTAGAAATACTAAATACTATAGAACCTTATATTGGTGATTGGTTTTCCAAAGAATATGTTCAAAAACACGTTTTCCGTATGACGGAAGATGAAATTGAAGCCATGAAGGATTCTATTGAAGCTGAACCTCCTCCAGAAGATGAAGATGATGAAGGTATTGGTGATGATGAGGAAGGGGATGATGAAAAAGGTAAAGGTGAACCGCCAGGAGGTGAGGATGAACCTGAAGAAGAAGAAATTCAAATTGACAGCATAAAACGGAGATAAATTATGTCTATACCCCATATGGTTGGTGCCTTAATAGATGATAACAAAATTGAGGCTGAAGGTGCATTTAAAGAAGTTATTGCTCAAAAAGTTGGTGATGCATTGGATTTAAAGAGAGTTGAAGTGGCTAATACTTTGGTAAAACACCATGTTCCACAGGATGCAGATGCCAGTGAAGAAGTTTAGCGAGTTTCATCGAACAGTTATAGAAAAGGATGAACATAAAAAGTCAGCAGAATACAAAAAGTTAACCCCAAAAATGAAAACAGCCGTTGACGAGTTGTACACTACTTTGGAGTCGAAACCCGCTGATTTTTTAAGTACATTTGATAAAACCGTTGCGAAAGTTGCAAAAAAGAACGGTGTTAAAGAAAAGGAAATTATGAAATATTTTGATAAAGAAATGCTTACAATCTAGGATTACTTATGGCAAATACAATTACAAATAGTTTTGGGAGAAGTGTATTACATCTGGATACTACTGATGATGCAATCTCTCTTGCTGATCTGACTGCAACAAATGAAGCTACTGTAACAGGTGCAAAAATCGTAGACGTTTTTTGGCAGACTGTTACCAGTATGACTATAGATAGAGGAGGGACGAATGTTCATGTATTTACTGGAACAGGACATTGGAATTTAAGTCAAGCTGGAACTTGTTTAGGAGGCGCTAATACAGCAGATATTGGGGTTACATTTTCAGGCAACTCTTATGCTATTATTATAATACATAAACTACACTAAGAGGAATTATGAAATTAATTACAGAAATGTATGATGATTTTGAAATCCTAACTGAAGGGAAAAACGGTAAGGACATGAAAATCCAAGGGGTTTTTATGCAAGCTGAAACCAAGAACAGGAATGGTCGGGTGTATCCTTTTGGTGTATTGGAAAAAGAAGTCAAACGATACAATAAAGAATTGGTCGAAAAGAAAAGAGCTTTCGGCGAATTAGGTCATCCAGAAGGGCCAACGGTCAATCTGGATAGGGTTTCTCATCTGATTGAGGAACTAAAACCCGAAGGTAAAAATATCATCGGGAAAGCAAAGATTCTTGACACTCCCAATGGGAAAATTGTCAAGGAATTGCTAAATGCAGGTGCAAAACTTGGAGTCTCTAGTAGAGGAATGGGAACACTTGAAAAGAAGGGTCAGACAAATTATGTCAAAGACGATTTTTATCTTGCAACAGCAGGAGATATCGTTGCTGATCCATCTGCACCAGAAGCGTTTGTGGAAGGAATTATGGAAGGGAAGGAATGGATTTGGGACAACGGAATCATAAAAGAAGCCGAAATCGCAAGAATTCATCGTGTCGCTTCCGCAAATAAACAGGCAGAAGCCTTTGAATCGTTCCTTTCAAAACTCTAATTTTATAAATATAATTAACAAATTTACTCAGGAGACTTAAATATGTCTGAAGAACTCAATAAAGAGATGGAACAAGTGGTTGAGGAAGAATCGGTAGACGAAGCTAAAGCCCCTACAACAAAGGGTAGCAATTCCAAGCTGAAGCAACAACCACATGATATGCAGAAACCACAAGGTGGACCAACTGCAAAAGCAGAAAAAACTAAAGGTACAGCCCCTATGGCGGCTGAAGAAACTGAAGATGTTGAAGAAGAAGTGGAGGAAATTGCAGAAGTACCTAAGCTGAAATCTGAAATTCTTCAAGGTCTTGTAGACCATATGAAGGGTCTTAAAAAAGAAGATTTAGCTAAACTCTATGGTTCCCACATCTTAGAACAAGAAGATGATGAGGAAGAAGAGGAAGAGGATGATGAGGATGAAGAAGAAGCTGAAGAGAAAAAAGTCAAGAAAGAATCCATTGATCAAATAGTTGATGGACTTGATGTCTCTGATGATGTAGCCGCTCTTACAGACGGTGAAGAACTTTCCGAAGAATTCAAAACTAAAGCTGCAACAATTTTTGAGAGTGCAGTAAAAACTAAAGTCCGTGCAGAACTTGAAAAAATTCAAGAAGAAAACGACAAGGTAATGGAAGACATGGCTGAATCAACAATGGGTGACATTGTTGAGAAGGTAGATGACTACATGAATTATGTTGTTGAACAATGGATGGAAGACAATCAATTAGCCATTGAGCGTGGACTCAAAGGTGAAATTGCAGAAGACTTTATTAGTGGTATGAAAGCATTGTTTGAAGACCACTATATTGATGTTCCAGATGAGAAGTATGACATTCTGGAGTCTAACTTGACGAAGATCGAAGAGTTAGAAGAGAAACTTAACAAACAGATTGAAGAAAATATCCAGTTGAAAAAGCAGAAGGGTGAACTTGTAAAAGAGTCCATGATTTCTGATATTGCTGATGGGATGACTGATACTGAAACTGAGAAGTTCCAAAGTCTGGTTGGTGATGTAGAATTCTCTGATGAAGATTCTTACAAAGAGAAGCTTCAAACGATTAAAGAGAGTTATTTCGGTGCCGAAAAAGAAGTGAAGACTGATAAAGTTCTCACTGAAGAAGGAAGTACTGAAACGAACGCTAATGTATCTGGATCAATGGCACAGTATTTAAGTGCAATTAGTACAGATGCTAAACGTGACAAAAAATAATCTGAATACTTTTTAAGGAGAAATATGTTTAATTCAGAACAACTCCAAGAGAAGTGGCAACCAGTTTTGAATCATCCCGATCTTCCTGAGATCAATGATGCATACAAACGTGCAGTTACCGCTGTAATCTTGGAAAATCAAGAACGAGAACTGAAAGAATCCCGCCAGGTATTAGCAGAGGCAGAAATGTCTACTGGTGATGCTGTTGCAAACTGGGATCCAGTTCTTATTTCATTAGTACGCCGAGCAATGCCTAGCTTAATTGCTTACGATGTTTGTGGTGTACAACCAATGTCCGGCCCAACTGGACTTATTTT